AAAACGACGTTATGCCGATTCGCCTCCGAAGAGGATATTTCGTCGTTTTACAACGAAAGGTCATTGAAGAATGACCACACGCTGGTGCCCGCCCCTCCCAACTATTGGAAGGGCAGGGCCCCGCATCGTAGTGCTGCAAAGCAGCACCCTCATCCAGAGACTGGATGAGTACTACGGAGAATTCCGTAGCGTATGCGACTTCTTTGAAAGACGCATTTCACCTGAATATCAATTCAGGTGTCTGAGGGTCCGTGGACCCCCAGCATATCTATCGGACTTTAGTCCGTGTGATCAGCAGTCATTACTGCTTAGAAGCCTTTATTTTAAGGCTTCCGCCGCACTTCGTGGGAAGATGCGTAGGAGACTGGATAACGGTCACCTAAACCAGGTTCGTGCCTGGTTCCAAACCGCTGATGCAGCGGTACTCCCACTACTAATCTGTAGTGAGAGACACACTTCCCTCTTAGAGGCAGAAGTGGATACTCTAACAAATTGGGTGTTAGAGAACTGTGCACATAATTATGCACGGTTTCAAAGCGAATGGAAAGCTTTGAAAAAGCGAATGAGAAAATCATTCGCTCTCCACGGTGATCTAGATCACGTGGATTGTCCGGGATTCATGATCCCGTACCTACGTGCAGCACGCACGGCACTCCTGAGTTTCCCTCAGGAGGGTCCCAGTGATCTGGGACGATTTGTATTGCTCTGGTGTCAAACCAGGGCTACAGGTATGGCCGATCATAAAATGATCGAAGCCAGCTACGATAAATTCGTGGCTACAGTCTCCGAGCCGGGTCAGGCTGTGAGACTAGATCCTTCCGTATTAGGAAAGATAACCGAACCCTGTAAAAGGGTCGACGGTAAGACCGCAAAAGTTTCTTGCGGTACTACATCGTGCTTAGAGAGCACGAGGGCTATGGGCGGTAAAACCGCATACCTCAGCCACCTCGCAACACATAAGTGTGTGAGAGTAGAGTACGATCTCCGTACTCTAGAGCCTACTCCTGTGGAGCCAAGGCCAATCAGGTCCGCTAAGGACCTGGTATACTGGGCAATATATCAAATATTGCACAATCCAACCTACACATCGTGTGTTAGGTTGCATGGTGTCGCCGAGCCTTCGAAGGCCAGGACGATTACCGTAGCACCTTATGCATATCAGGTGCTGATGGGGGTTTTTGCCCACATCTTTCAGCCTAGTTTAACATCTAGGCAGATAAAGTCTGGTTTAAAAGCAGACCGACATCTGTGGAGATTCCTCACAGATGTACTCAACCCACAAAATACAGAGTGGGGAGAGTTAGTAGACCATCATGTCTACGCACTTTCGACAGACTTGTCGGAAGCTACAGATTTTGGGAACAGAGATGTTGCCCGTCAAATCTGGCACGCACTCATTCAGAGGGCGGAAAACCCGGAGTTTCCTCTGGGTCTAGCCTTACTCGCAAAGAGTAAGTACTGTGGAAAGCGCTTTGCGTTTGTACCACACCAGTTTGGTTACAAGCTGGTCATCATGCAACGTGGTTGGATGATGGGAGATATGATGACTAAAGTCATACTCACTCTCGCGCATCAATATTGCTGCGAGAAATCAGGCCTACGAGTTTACACACTCGTAGGTGATGATGAGATCGCTCTTTCGAACGATCCGGATAAGTTAAATAGACACTTATCCACCTTGGAAACAATTTTCAAGGTCTCTGAACTTGATACTTTTGTATCAGACAGAATGGCATTCTATTGTGAAGAAGGATGCCTTGTCCCACAATCTGTGTTGGACACCCCCCACGTACGCATGCGTAGGGGGCAGGACCTGGACTACTTGGATTACCCAAGGATCCGGCTCCTACTACCTCAACCAAGTGAGGTGGATGCCTACTCAATGACTAACATTGGTAGGTTCAGTCTTCTAGGTAAGGAGACCAAGTGGGTTGCTTCAAGTAACCCAAGGGCAAGAAGGTTCTTTGACCAAGCTTCCCTCCTGCAGCACATACTTGTGCCGCAGGAACCGGACTGTATAAGTCCGTACACCCCAATAGAAATTGGGGGTGATGGTGCCTTCCCAATGGATGGAAAGCACATGTTACGTGTAATTGAAAACAAGTCACGTAACCCGCGGGAAACTAAGTACCGCCTATCCGCCCTACTTAATGGTAGGTTCGGATACAAGTTTGTCCGATCCAATAGGACAGACAAGGTGGTGCATAAGCACCATTTGTACCTTCCAAAAATCGAAGGTATGAGGAAACTATTACCAGAAGATTCTGTGATAGTACCTCGTGATCAGAACCAAAGGACTTTGATCAACTCACTGAAAATTGATATGTTCAGTGATCCGCAATCCGTATTCTTTGAGATTGCAAAGGGACTGTACTACCAGTCCATACTACAGGGAAAGAAACCTGTAGAGCCAACTTTTTCCATAGAGAAGAAGTTCAGCGAGGGTAGGACCGAAGATCCTAACCTAGACTACGAGCTATTTTTAGCTACGTGGTCAAATCCTGGATTTAAATTCCAGAATGATTGGGGTTATGTTGTTGACAAAACAAAAATCCCAAGATTAAACCCAATGAACTTAGGGTTTGATTGGACCTCCTATGTACCAGAGAAGGTCCAACTCAAAGGTTACTTTGAGGACTGGATTCGTGACAACAGTGATTTACTCACTGAGTCACTTCCAGATCTTATCGCCCTAATTAGGGAAGATAAGCCACTACCCAATAGGGTAGTAAACCGACTCAACCTTTTTATGGAGTCGGATTCTTATTTGCTCCATATCCTTGATAAGGATTGGGCAAACAAGACGGAGGTCGGAGTTGTGACTCGCGACCAACGCCTTTCGCTTCTAATCAAGCGAAAACTGGATGCATGGAATACATCCATTCCACACAGAGTTATATGTGTGGATCCTGCCCTATATATGATAGGGAGAGCCTTTGAGAAAATCTCAGAGGATACACCGCTCCTGGAAGACCCTGGTGCGATGTTACACGTTGACTACAATGAGTTCAGCGATGGTATGCCTCACGATGAGGACATATGGGATAGAGAGATAACTATCCGTACTACTGCACGAGGTGCAGTACTACTGACTATGAAATAGTCTACGTCACATTTGATCTGTGATAGATATATGACGATTCGGGGCTTTGCCCG